ACATCTCTGTAAATTATATCGATCCGGGGCAGAGTTGCATGGGCGGCATCAAGGGTTACGGTATCTTCGGCCACGTCTGCGGGCGTTCCTGCTATCTTAATCCTGCCCGCTCCGATCGTCACTACCATATCGGCTGGAGTTGATGCCGTCAGTCTGTTGCCATTGACAATCCCGGTTTCCCGGCTGGCTCTCGACACGGCCTCGATGTGGCTGGTCAGGATAATTTGGTTTACTACTGGTGATAAAAAATCAGTGTCGGTCATGATTGATCACCTTGTTCGAGTTCGTTGATTATTTCTATACATCTATTGCGATGCAACGCCGCCCACAGTTTTATGGTGGCTATATACAGTATTATTATTGAACAAAAATTAAATATACATAGCCACCACAAGAAATAGTTGGCTATGTTGGCATCATTTGACATTTCGAGCTATGCACGGTCGATTTTCGAGTGTTGTGAGGGTTTTCTGCTGGATCTCTAGGATGGTCTTGGCTTGGAGGTCATGTTTTTCCAATGCATCCAGGTTGTCGTTTTTGTATTCTTTCATACCGGAAACGATCTCCTCCAACTTCTTGATGATCTGGGCATTGAACGATGCATTCTGATCCAACACCTTCTTCATCATCCAGACGAAAGCACCCGTGATCACAACAACAAGAAAAGCTATGAGCGTAGCCCAAAAAACACCGCCTGCTGATTCAAACAGCATCAGTTCGGGCGATGCCATTGCATCAACCCAGGATAGTGCCGAACTTTCCCTGGATCGCCACCAAATGAGCTTCTATTGCTCTTGCCTGCTCTTTTATTTTAGTCCACTCCTCAGGTGAGAGGTTACCGTCCTCGCCCGCTTTGGATATGATAATGAGCAGATTGCCGACGTCTACCAGGATGTCCGCCACCAGAGCGACGCCCTCGAGTGCTTTGCCTATATAAGTCCTTCCTGCAATACCGCCCACTGCCACTGCTATCGTGAGTATGGCAGTAATGGCGCTTGGTATGTCAATAGTTGATACGTCCATTTCACATTCCCCCACATCTTAATGGTGTTCTCTTGGTCACGTTACCGGGCTCGCCCTCGCCTTTATCTGCCAGGAAGGCATTAATACTGGGAGTCCACCCGGCCCCACCCGAATCTGAGACGATCCAGCCTGTTCCATCGTTGGAGAATATCGCCTGGATCTCAGACATGTTGAGGTTGCTGAGATCTTTGGCTACTGGATTGTCGTATTGTACGTAGTCTGCTGATGCCACTCCCATAACCGCTATGAGAGCGATCGTTGCAAATAGAATTGCTTTCATCTGGAATCTCCTTGCGTCGGGAACTTGCCCAGGCTTCCGACTGCCTGATCTTTCTCGCTGTTCCAGCCAAGAATAGCGATCTTCTGCTTCTTCATGCGGTTCCAAATCTTCTTGGGATCATAGCCGAACCGCTTTTTCCACTGGTCCCTGGTCCATTTCTGGTTGGCTCCATCGATGTATAGGGTCAAGCCATCTGGATAGGTCAGCACGCCATTGGGAATCCTCTTCAGCTCCTCCGGAGTCTTGCAGAAGGACGCAAACTCCTCATCGGTGAGACCTTCTCCGGGGACGCAACAGCTCTCCTCTTTCTTAGGCCCCTTTTTGAATTGAAATACCATCTCATCACCTCAGATGAAAATCACGGTTGTGTCGTCCCAGTCACTGCCATCGATCCAGGTTGTGTCGTTGATCGAATCGATGGTTTCCGTCTCATTGGTCGTCTGGTTCGGCGTCTGGTTGATGTCGATCACCGGAGTGTTCGCCCACTCTGTGCCGTTCCACATATCGATTGGGATATTCTCGAACTCCGTGGTCACGTGGAGGAAGAGCTTTCCATCACCCTTCAATCCGCCTATCGGAAATGGCCGGACACTGGAAGCGTATGGCCGGGTTGGATAGGATATGGCAGACATCTTTCCACTACCAGAGAGATCGATTATCGTGCCGTTGCTATCGGCCTCAGCCACTATCTCCCCAGAGAACTTCTTCAATCTGATCGAATAGTCGCCAGACTGAAAAGAGTACGACGCAGAGCCATTGGAAATGTTCAGGCCGCTTGACAGTCCGCTGGGGTAGATTTCGGCTCCGTAATCATACCGGCCCTGTGCGGTCGTCCGGTCGGTCACTTTATCTGAGTCATGCCAGGCTTCCATGTAGCCTTCGCCTTGGAACGATTCTGAGAGGATGCAAGCCCCGACAGAAACAAGCGGAAGGAGAACGATGATGAGCCACCAGATTCTTGGATCTATTTTCACGAGATTACCTCATTTAGATTTTTTGGCCGTCTTCTTCGTGGACTTGGCGGGCTCGGCTTTCTTTTCCTTCTTGGCTTTCTCGGCCTCGACCAAATCCTCCGATAGCTCAACAGCATCGCCTTCTGTGGTGCCATCTTTTGCGTTGATGATTGACCGGATGTCTGCGATAGAGGCCATCTTACCCGTTTCTGCCAGCTTCAGTAGCTCGTCTTTGTCCTTGAACCCGGCCCGTTTCCACATGGGCGTTGGGTTGTCTATCTCCATTAGTTTTGGCGATTTTTCCGTGCCCTGATCAACAGTGATCTTTGTGTCATCGATTGCTGCAAGTCTTGCCAGATCTTCCTTCGCCCGTTTCTCATGCTCTGGCATGGCCAACAGGTTCTCGTAATCCCGCTTGGTGAGCGGGCCTTTAGGGTATCCTCTCATCGTGTCACCTCATGAAATGTAGATTCAATAGGCACGAATAACGACTACTGTGGCTCCGCGACCGCGCAGCAACCGATAGCCGAAGACTCACTCGACCGCCGATAAATCGCAGTACGCGCCCGCGAACCGCAATCCGTCGCACCAGCCCAAAGGCCGCCCGCAACAACCGCTGCCTGTGCCTGGTATGTTCCTTGACCGTAATGGGAACCTCTTGTCCCGCTGATATTCTCGTAGCCGAACGCAATTGCTGCGGCATAATCCTCTCCGTCTATGTAGCTCTGCCGATCCTGGAGCCAAGTCCACCAGACTCCGGACATGTCCTCCAAGCCAATGTTTGAGACGATCCTTCTGGATGCAGTATCCACATGTCCGCCAACGGTCGTCGGATTCTCGCCCCCGTAGATATTCGTCTCTTCTGGCGTGCCACTGTGGAGCTGCGCAAACTCCCAGTCTGTCATCATCCTAGCGCCTATATTTTTCAGGTCGTCTGCGAAATCGTAGAAATTCCGAGAGACAGTCGCGGCAGCTCCGAATACTGATGCGATAGATGCTCCTGTGCCGGAGAGGTGGTATATCGAGGCCCACAGAGGCGCATAATTCAGGCTGTCGAAATCGGTCGGCCCTCCCCAGGCAAACCCAGGAAGGAAGCGTCCATATGGCCGGTGCTTGAGATCTTGGATAGACCGAGGGATGATATCTCCTGCCAGGTAGCCTGTGAGGGGATGGCCGGAGATCGTGCCAACATTCGCGCATTCGCAGTGGAAGCAGCCGATTTTGCGGCTATTGTCTGCGGTGTAGCCAGCCGGGTAGGTGGTGGCGGCACTAAGGATGAGAACCGGAGTATAGCCACTTACTGGGACGCAGGCATAGATATAAAAGTCTTTGCCGGCACGGTTGGCCGGAGTGGCGTACTGCGAATCGTCCCAATTGGCCGCGGTGTCAAGGTCCAGCTCGACAGCGGCGGCCAGCTCGTAGGAATGGTTCCCGGCTCCCCCGACATTCACGATCAGGTGACTAGGGGATACGAGCGTCCTCCGGTCTGCTGCCAGGCTGCTGCCCTTGTTCTTCCACATTCTATTGCGATTGTAATACGCATCTTGCCTCCCTGGGAGGCGATTCAGGAACGTCATAAAATCACCATCTTCAGATTCGTTGTAATATTCAGCCCAAGCCGATTCGTCTGCTTCATCGCAATCAGGCAGCCCTAGAACAAGATCGACACTGAACCTTTTTTGGCATATAGGGCAATCACAAGTCGAAGTATCTTCGCCCGGATCGACATCATAAGGCAGTGTATGGCCATTGGGGCAGACGACATCTGCCCCTACCAGGATGCTTGCCTCAAAACCAATTCCGCATACAGGACAATGATAAGATCCGGTTGCCATCTATACCTCAGACCGTACGAGCGTCCTACGGTTGGCTGCGGTATCGCTGCCCTTGTTCTTCCACATTCTATTGCGATTGTAGTAGCCGTCCTGCCTGGCTGGAAGGCGGTTCAAGACTCGTCGGGGGCAGGGGTAGCGGATTCCCGTCTCTTCAGAGGCGGGAGGAGCGTACCCCGCTGTTATCTCTTTCATCCAAGATCCGGTTAATGATTGTGTCATAGCTTTCTCCTTTCCTACCAAGTTCTTTGAGTCGATCTCGTGTTTTCGTCTTTAGCTGTATACAGGTGTGCATAAGACTTAAATAGTACTAAGTACTATATATCATTGTCCATTGCTCAGAGCGGAACCAATGCCATAAGGCTTGGTTGGGCACTCCACCCTGATGAGAGATGCCAGGGAACAGACAACAGCTTAATCTGCTCGTACAAGCAAGCGAATCTAAGGACACGGAATCGGAAGCACGAGTCCGGGTAACTGGACTGGTGGATAGCATGATAGATGAAGCCTCTTCCCGTTCCAGGGCAGCCAGTACACCATCATCGTACCACATCCTAATCAGGGAGAAGAGTCACCCTGCCAGACGCGACACGACTTTTTGCGTAGTCGCAAGCCCTCTAGACTTGGCGGCATGCCCGCCAATTCATTGGTGGGTAGGTGACGAATCCCATGTTCAGCTCTCCAGGATAGCGAGGATAGCCGCAAGATCAGCTTTCATGAGGGCGATATCTGCTTTTACTGTGGCAAGATTAACAATCAGCTCGCCATCATCGTTTACAGCAACGCCTTTTGGCTCACCGTCAGACGATTTGAATCCATATATTTTTGCCATTTATATCACCTAGATCTTAGTGACTTCCTCCCATGACTAAAGTCATGGGCTTCCTCTTTCACTGACCTGCTTTTGCAGTGTCTCTAGAGGCTCTTCCCCTCAGTCCGAGGGTGCGAATGTTTAGGCTGGCATTGAGATCCCTATCCATCTCTAATCCACAGTTGGGACAAAGATGGGTTCGATCTGCCAGCGTCTTAGGTACCATTATACCACATTGGGAACATTTCTGAGATGTATATCTTGCATCTACCAGTTCTACCACTTTGCCAGCCTTTGCAGCTTTGCTCTGAGTGAACTGGATCAATTTTCCCCAAGCATGGTCTTGAATATGCTTTGCTAGATGGTGATTCTTAAGCATACCTGAAATGTTAAGGTTCTCGAATACAATTAGATCCGCGGAATCGACCAGTTTTCTAGATACCTGGTTGAGGAATTCGTCTCGGAGGTTCTGAATTCTCTTACTGATCTTAGCTACTTTCGCTTTAGCCTTCCGCCTGTTGGCCGATCCTTTCTTCTTTCTGGAAAGGGATCTTTGGGCCGCTGCAAGCGTCTCCTCTAACTGGATGTAGTATCGAGGGTATTGGATTGACTCACCGGCAGACGTGGTTATTAGGCTCTTCAGTCCAACGTCTACCCCTATTATGGTTGTTGGCTCAACGATATGGGCCTCCTCGATTTCCGCCACTAAGACGGCGTACCAATGGCCCAGGAGATCTTTCTTGATAGTGCAAGTCTTGATTTTGCCTTCCACTTCACGATGCTTGAAGATCCTGATGGTTCCGATCTTGGAAAGAGTTAGCTTTGAGCCTTCGATCTTGAACCCTGCTTGGGGGTAGGTGAAAGACTTATACCAGCCTCGGCCCTTAAACCTGGGGTAGCCCGGCTTCTCTCCTGCCTTGACACGTCTGAAGAAAGCCTTGAAAGACTTGTCTAGCCTCCTGAGCACGTCCTGGAGAACCTGGGAGAAGATTCCCTGCCATTTGCCTTCCTTCTTCTCAAGGGTTAAGGTGGCCGCTTGATCCTCATAGGATCTACTAATGCCTTCCATCTCATAGCAATTCTTCCTATCAGCCAGAGCGGTATTGTAGAGGTGCCTGCAAGTTTCCAGAGTGACATCTAACATAGCTTCCTGTTGCTTGTTAGGGTACATCCTGAATTTGTAAGCTGTCTTCATACCGCACCTTCTAAGCAAAACCTATATTAGGAGATGAGGATATATAGTTATTGGTGGTCGGGAACCGCTACCTTCTAAGCAATTGTAGCCTCTTTTCCGACTGCCCAATATTCACAGTGGGGTCGATTCATCCCACGGTTAAAACCGTGGGTTTTCTCTCCCCCTACACCCCATCATCATAAGGGGTACTGCAGTACACCTCTTCCCTAGAATGTCAAAATCTTGATGCTCTCTTTTCCCATGTAGCCGACTTTTGGCTTCACGGATGAAACCTGATATTCAATCCCGTCCGTTGGGTCAAAGGGGTTATCGACGTTGAATTTGATCGTATCACCGATAGCAAAAGTGCCCCGCGCCTGCAAGGTCGTGGCCTGAATCGAGGTCCACCCACCCGAGGGACTTGGGACGCTCTTGTTCTTGATTTCAATCTTGCAATATAGATCCGTCTCTGCCTCGGTGTAGACCGGCGCGCCTCCAGAACTTATGACAGTGATAACCAGATTGCAATCCAGGTTAGCGGTCGTGATGGTGGGAAGCGAAGTTAAGGCGGCGGTGGTGGTCTTCTTTCCCGCAGCCAGAAAGTCTATGTTTTCGGTGCCATTAACAGTGACCCGGCCCGCGCAATCGGTGTGCCCGGTGACGCTGGAGGCCACTATGGAGAGCCTAGCGCCTCCTGTTGGCCAGGTGCCGGTTAGGGTCAGGGTAGCCGCCGAAGTGCCGCTAAACAGCGTTGCCGCCGTCTTGGTGACACGCTTTGCCAGATGCCGAAACCTGCCTTTCTCGACGCCTGGTGAGCTGGGGGAGGGAGAGCCGTATTCGGTGTACGTCGGGCCGTCGATCAGCTCTAAGGTGGTGGGATCGGTGTCAGCCGTGTCCCTGACGACATAAACATACGGAGGCATCAGATATCGACGCCCCGGACCTCGTTAGGCAGATCGTCGGTATTCAGGGACCAATTGGCATGCCCTTCTCCGGATACATCATAATCATGTGGCTGAGTGCCGGAATCAGTGACAACGCCCACCGAAGGCGTGACCGAAGTAAACCCGGCATGCCGCCTGGCCTCCTTCAAGAGCTGGTTGCCCCTGCGCTCGAATCTGTCTGCCAGTTCGCCGTACTCGCCCAATCGGGTGGTGCACTTGAAACAACAGTTTGCGGCGGCCAGGTAGAGATTGGAGTTGGCGGTAATCTCGGCCTGGATTTCTTCATCAGTGAGGATGAAAACCGCCGAATCGATATCTCCTATCTTGTCCCTGATCCAATCCGTATTCGAATTCGTGGGACTCGTATAAGATGAAGTCATTTTGCACCACCCGGTTTATTATTACTAAAAAATAATTTAGAAGACCTTAAGCGGTCTTCTGGAATATCAGCAAGAACACCATCTTGCCCGCGCTCCGGTTGGCGTTTGCCGCGCTGTATGCATAGATATCAGCACCAGACGCAACCGTGTTGTCTGCTCCAGCTACCCGATGACCGGCGAACACCGATCCAAGCCAGTTGCCAGCGACTGCAGCGTCCTTATCGACGATGATGTCAGAGCACATCTTATTAGCGCCAAGCAACGTGTTATTGCTTACGCTGATAGTGTTATCCGCATCGCCGTTGAACGCTTCAGTCACGATTCCAATCGCTATCAGGAGCTTGCCCTTTGCGCCTGCTGAGTCGGTGATCTTCTCATCGACTGCTGTGGCTACACCGAAATCAACTTCTGTCGGGCCTTCGAAGAAGAGGCTCGACTTCTCATCGGCTACCAGATGGGCGATCTTGATTGCTGCTGTCAGGACGCCGGCGGTGTTGCTCAGGCCGGTGATGGCCGGTGTGCCGGCCAGGGTGTTGGCCACATTGGTCAGGGTGGCTTTCTTGTTTATGTTGCCGGCTTCTGAATCGTTGATCAGGATGGTATCGGCGCCCACGGGGGCCGTCTTTGCCACCATGTCATGAACCAGGCTGTTGGCCACGTCCACCGCGCCCACCGAGTCATCTATGATGGCAGCAGAGTCCACGGACGCACTCGCCCGGAACCAGTTGGGCGGTTTAGGAATTCCAGTCAAAAGTTATCACCTCAAAAGAAAGGTCTAAAATAGCAAGATCAATGCTCACGAAGAGCATTGCAGCACTCAAGGACTTTATCTAATGGCTTCTCGTATGCGGTCCATTTAGAAACGCTTGATGTACTCACAGATATCGATAACATTTCCAAATGGTTTATTCGGTTTCCGGGTATTAACCACATTCTGACAGGGGTCAACGATTCTCTATCATCGAACGCCAGACACAAGAAGTGATCTGCAATTTTGTTTTTCTGTATAGCAAAACTCCAGAATCTTATTCCACGTCTGCCAACCCGCTCACATGAGGTTTTAACATCTATCTTAAACCCGCGACCACAAATAAAGTCATATCCCGGATTATTATTGGGCATTCGTTCTACGTGATCGAAATAGTTCGACAGAACCCGTTCCCCGATATAAATTCCCAAAAAACTTGAACATTTACTATTCTCTGCCATTGGAGACCGTTTTTCTCTTCGGTATAACCCAGATTTTACTATTTCGTTGTCACACTTCTTACATACCGACTTAGGATACTTCTTGTCGGTATATTTCGAAGTATATGTACCGAACTTGTCTAGATTTTCGGGCGTTTTCTCCAAACCACATCGAGTGCATTTGTTATTGTGCATCCACGTACCTCCGATTGTACTCCGAGAAGAGTTTAAGAGGAGGCCGCTCTCGGAAAAGCGGTTTTCGAGCCGTCGCTCTATCCTCATGCCTCGTGCGCTGTCTTACTATTTAGCCTATTCGGCCTTAGCCGATAGCGATCTCCACAAAGGCTTGGTTGTCATGGAAGACCATACCGACGTCCTGATAGAGGTGGACCTCGATGTTCTTGATGGCCTTGCGGGGGTAGCTGTCATCGACAGTGATACCCCTGGCCTGCACCAGCTCAGCAGCTTCCCGGCTCTTAGTGACAATGTAGACGTAGTTCGCCGTCACCGAATCGTTGATGATCGCCCAATCAGACATGGGCTCATTCTTGGTCCTGCCAAACAGAGGGGCAACGGACTCATAGATCAGGCTTGAGCTGTCAGAATAGGGATCTTTCTGGAAGAGAGCGTCCATAGCGGCGGCATTGCCGATCAGGTAGAGGTTTCGCAGGTTGGTGCGGTATTTGGAATCGAGCTTGCCCCTAGCAACCCTCAGATCCTCGTAGATGTCCCTGTTGGTATCGGAGGTCAGCCAGGCACCGATGTTATTGGTATCGCTGCCAGAAGCACCGGAGGCGACAACCTTGCCGTTGGTGTTCAGGCCTGCGCAAGTAGCGACACCGGGGATGTTATTGACGGCCCTGCCAGCGAACCAGACCTTATCCTCACCCCGGAAGATCTTGGCCATGCAGCCTTCGATGTATCTCCTCTGGAGCATGGGGTCTTTGGCCAGGTCGTCCTCGTTCATGACGAAGCTATCAGCCCACCGCCAGAGCGGTGTGTTGCTGGTTGTGCTTCCCAGGGAGACCTCAACGCCGGGGGTCTTCTTGGCCTTCGGCACCACGTCGTCACCGGCGAAGTCAATCTTGTTGGCCTCGTAGGCTTCGGTTGTGGCCGGCACCTGAGTCAGAACGGTACATTTCCTGGCCATCTGGTTATCCAGATTTACATCATACCAATCGTTGATGTAATCGTAGAAGGTCGCGGTAAATGTGCCAGGGACAATACCAGACCCGTAAAGCATATCAGTAGCCATTTATTTCACCAGCTTTACCAGGCAGGGGTAGCACCTGGTCACCAAGTCGGAATCGTTAGACACGAGCGCGACGGTTGAGGGGATCTCAAGCGTTATGACAGTAGATGTCAGAGACGCAACGCGGTTTGTCTGGCAAGCGCCATCCAGGTCTTCCAGACAGATGTAATCACCGACAGCTATTCCCATGGTGGCGATCTCGCCAGCGGCCATTGTGACGGTTGTGTCGCCCACAGCGACATCAGACGCTGGGGTCTTGTAGCTCTTGGAGCCCATTGTGACGCTCTGGAGAGCCTTTGCGACGGTTGATACCGTGAAGGTTGTTCCTGCGGTGCTTCCTGCCTCTTCTAGCAGGCCGTGATTGCCAGGCGTGCCATCACCAAGGACAGCAACCTCTAAGAAGTCGCCAAGGTCCACGTTGACGTCAGCGCCGTTGGCCATTACCAGGGCATAGCCCACACCGTCCACGATGGGGACCTGCTCATACTGTTCAAAGAACCCGTCGTACTTGCCTTTAGTCAGGCCTTCTGGGCGGTTATCGGCTATTCCGATGATGGCGTTTTCTGCCTGTGCAGCGGCCACGGTTTCCGATCCAGCGGTGGCCGAGCTGAGAGCTACCACGCCGCCAACGGGAATACGGGAAGCGGCGGGATAAGATACATACCACTGGCTGCCAGAGACAGCGGTCTTTCTATTTACTACCATTGTTAATCATCTCCTCTTGAACAGGGTTGCATCGGCCTTGGCTCTTGCAGCTTCGACCACATCAGCAGAATTGAGAGTCTTCTTACCGGCCAGGGTCTTGGCTTCGGCTTCGGTCAGCAGCTTGGCGGAGTTGGTGATCTTCCAGGCCTCGTAAGTCGCGGGGTTCATATCCCGGACCTCGTCCCAGAGGGTATCAATTTCAGTTGCAGCGGCAGCATTGAGCTGCTTCTTGAAGGCCTCCTTGTGAGCAGACTCAGAAGCTGCGGCCTCTGCCGTTGCCTTGCTGGTGAAAGCCTCGTTGAGCTGCTTGTGTTCGGTTGCCAGGCCATCGAGCTTGGCGCTCAATTCAGAGACGATGCCCTCCAGGGAGGTCACCTTCTCATTAGCAGCATTAAGCTGCTTTTCATAATCGGCCCGGAGGGCCTCAATTTCTTCCATTTTGTCAGCCTCGTTTGTTTGTTTTGGGCACCGTTTCACAAATCTCCCGTCAACCAGAACATGGCTCGACGGCGCCTTCATCAGTTCTTCGAACGGATCGGGCTCCGGGGAGGCGTTCTGGAAGGGGCCACATCCCATCTCACGCGAACAGGCTCCTTTTGTCCCTGAGAAGAAGTTCGCATATTCTACGACATTATAAGGGCCAAGCTCTACAGCATCGTATTTGTTGCCTTCAAACTCGCCCGTCTCGCGTTTGGTAATCGTGAAATATCCCGGACTCGCGTCGGGGAACTGCTTGTTTTGGATCTTGCCGATCTCATCCGGCAACAGATACTTTTTGTAGTATCTGGAAATTCCAAAGATGTCCCGCTTGTCGTCCCTCGGAGTGGCTGATATAGCGTGACCTAGCCACCTGTCATCGGGCCGCAATGTATCCGTTTCCAGATGCTTGTCAGTGATCGGAACTCCTAAGAATCGCGGCGCATTGGCCTTCAGGACATCGTACCGCTTGAGCGTCGGGATGCCGTTGGTTCCAACAAAGACGCCCTCCTTGGCGAAGACCGTTGGCACATCGAAGTACTCATCAGTCTCCAGGATTTCGCCCTCCACATGGGCTGCGTTAGTGACCTTTAGCGGGCCTTCTCCGGCCAGAAGGTGTTCTTCTATGTCCTCTAGCTCGATATCCTCTTCCTGGGCCTTACGGGCCTTCGCCTGGCCTCCTGCTGATCCTCTGGCCCGCTTGTGGATCTCGGCCTTAACCTGATCATAGATGAGAGGATGGCCGGTAACGAACTTGTGGAAGGCCTTGAGGTATTCAGGGGAGACCTCAGAGTTCTCTTGTTTTTCTGTAATAGTGATCACCTACTTCTTCCCTTTCTTTTTGCACTTCGTTTCCAGTGTGGCCGCGCCCTGGCTGATCTTCTTCAGCCGCCTGGCCATTGGGGATACATCCAGCACGAAGCCCCGCGTCCGGATACCGTGTGTCCGGAGGGCCCGCAAAACAAGGAACTCCTCTCTCATAACATGCCTCCGCCCAATTGGTTATACTCGTTTGACATTTGGGCCAAAGCAGCGTCATCCAGCTCTGGTAACGAATGAATGGCCCGGTATTCATTGACCGTGATCAGCCGGTTCATGGCTCCATCCAGAGCTTCCTTGTGGACCTGGGCTTTGTCCTCGGGGACTGTCGGCCACCACTGGAATTCGCACGACCACCCAAAGAAACCGTTGTCCTCCAGGATCTTCGAATAGAACTCCTCAAAAGGCCTAGCGCAGATCTCCCTCCAGCCGTTTACAATGAGCTGGAACAGTTCGAGAGCCGGAGCACTGGATTTGCTTATGGCACTTCCCAAAGTATCCAGGATGTTTACCGGGATGAGATGACTGGTGATCTCCCTAATAAGATACTGATCAATCTCTATCGGCGGCCTGGCGGAGAGCGTCGGATAATCTAGCTTTGTGCCCGGAGGCATCAGGAAAGCGGTGTCAGTGGACTGGGCCTTAATCACTTTATCAAGATAATCCCATACCTCGGACGGGATGCCCATTATCTTTGTGCCAGTGTAGCCTTCGTCTCCTTGGCCATCGCCCATCATGGCGGTGACGTACTGGAAGTCGATTACCCCAACCGCGTTAGGGGCTGCCACCCGTTGCAGGTACTTCATGACCGCCTGGCTTCTGGCAAAGCCCCATTGTCTGATGGTGGGGATGATAGAGGCTATGTAAGACAGCTCACCAGGCGTCCGGTCCTGAATATGGAATATTTGGTCAGCCTCGATCTCTACCGGCTTGCCAGACCGGCTCTGAGACTGCCAATAGTGGATGCTATCGTCGTCCGCGTCGGTGACTATGCCTTTCAAGAGAGGATCGGAGAAATAGCGGTCGCTGCCCCTGGTGTTGTCCGGAGCAGCTTCGAAGGAGACCGCCGGCAGATGCTTGAATACGTCCGGGATGGTCCACTGCTCTTCTGTTTTGAGACTGTAATTGTAAATCGAGTGCCTGAAGCCCAGCGTATCAAAGAAGGTTTGCCTGATGTTTGACCTGCTCTGAACCACCTTATCGGCCATGCGCAGGCCCCGGCGGGCTTCGGCTATCTTGGCTTCGTTCGCCTTCTCCTCTTCAGGAGGCCTAGGGACGATATCATAGCCGTTGAAGGCAATCTTGCTTATGGGCAAGAGGAGCCCTTGGACCGGCGGAACCGATAGAGCAGACAGGATGGCCGAAGCGGTGATGTTACGATCAACTGCAGCGAACCCCGAAGACGACAGGTTAACCTGGGATTTGCCGGTGGTGCCGGCGGCATTGCGAATTTTCCTATGAATTGTCGTCATGGTATCGGGATTCCTGAGCTGGATATTTGAGATGGTGCTGAGAAGTTGTACGATCTTGGTTTTCTCCCATTTAAGATACCAGACACACACATCTCAAGCATGTCTGGGCCGTCGTCGTGCATCTTGCTATCTGGAGAAAATGCCTTGAGCTGTTGGATCAGAGATGGATAAGCAGCAGCCCAATCTGATCGAAACAGCAGCGTCCCATTGCTATAATGCGGTTCCATCGATCTGATTCGGGCTTCCTTGTTGGCGGTGTTCCAAATGAACTTGAAGGGGACCGTGACGCCCGCCTCGACCATCCTTTTTCGCAAGTCTTTCTCGAAGAGGCTCATACCTTCCGCGCCTTTGGCGTGACCTAAGCTGTTGGCCTCAATCCAGAATACTCGGTTGTTGAATAATCGCTGAAACTCGATGATCTTTCCAATGGTAGCACTCTGATTATCAACTGCCATGTCGCATGCCCAGACCAGCAGACGACCATCCGGTAAGCGAACTACTTCACCAATGGCAGCATAATCGTTGCCGCCCTCGGACGGATCACAGGAAGCGTAACGAACACAATTTTGCAATTCGGGATTGTTGTTGATGTCGGGCGATTTGATCGGCCAGGTTTTAGGTTCGAAGAATATGCCGCCGCTATGCGTTATGGTCCAGTCTCCGCGCCGAAGCTGTTCTCTGGTGACATAATCCAATTTGCTCAATGCCTCTTCATATGCCTCCTGGTCGACGTGCGGGTTATCATCGAGTTTGGCCCCTATGAACGGGCGTTCCGGATCACCCCCAGTATCTATCTTGAACCTATTTTTGACCCATTCATGTCCAACACCACCCGGATTGCTAGCTGCCCTCATCCTCAAGGGCACATCAGTGTTCTTCAACCGGCGAAGTCGGGAGAATAGGTAAGAGTATTGTGTTTCGGTGAACTGTGTAAGTTCGTCAAATCCTATGAATTGGAATTCCGCCGACTGGTAACGATACTTGTCGCGCTCGCTTTCCAGATATCCAAAGGTGAGCGTTGCACCGGATGGAAAAGTCCATTTGTGGCCGGACGCATCCCAGTGAGCATCGCTGCCGGAAAGCCATTGGAGGCTACGATCCATGATGGCCCCCGAAAGAGCCAGGTCTGCGTAAGTGCGTCTGAGGATGAGGGCCGCATAACCGGGGACCCACGCATACTGAAGAGCTGCCATTAGCAGAGCATCAGATTTTCCCCCGGCGGCGGCCCCGCCGTACAGAACTTCGAGTTCTTGGCGAAGCAAGAACTCTGTCTGCTTCCGGGTGGGCTTGTGGATGCAATACTTGTTATCGAGGATGGTCTCTTTAAGAAAGATCAGCCGCTTGTCCGTTATCTTCGGTGGCTTCTTTTCCTTTACCTGCCTTCCCCGTGTCTTTATCGATTTCATCAAAATAACCCTTGTAACGGGCGAGCCTCTGGGCGGGTGTCTCGATCACGGCATTTATTTCCAATGGCTGGGTGGGGTTGCCTTCGTGAATTACTCGGTCGCCCATGTCCAGGTGCTTCTTGCTCCAGTGGATCATGATGTTTGTATCTCCGGGAATGAACTTGTGCTTGACGTTGGTGTGATCGTTCCCATATTCGTCTAAGCCGGTTTCCGGGTCTATCGGCCTGGATTGATCGCAGTAAGGGCACTTGTCATAGAACTTCTCGAACGAGAACCTGATCTTCTGGCAGTCCTTGCAGATCGTCATATACCGATCCAGCATCTTTCTGAACATCGCATCAGATACGATGTTCTTGCCATCCCAGGCACCGCCTTCCCTAGCTTCCCTCAATTTGGGGTCGCGCTTCAGCCGGTTGCTGAGCACCTGAGGAGATATGTTCAGCTTACGGGCCAGGGCTGCATCTGGGATTTGGCTCCTGCAGAAGAACGCAACAGCATCATAATCTATGGGGATTGGCTTTGGACCTGGCTTTTTTCTCTCCTTTGCCATTGGTATGCACCTATTTCTAAAGAATTCTAAATCAATATGAGGAGGCACTATTCGAATTGAAAGATCAATTGATGTGCCAAATATCCCGAAAAATCACCCATAATTAGGCTAGAATTGCAGGATAATTGCGATGTAATCGCGGTTGATTGAGGATGATAGCCTGAAATGTAGGGTGAAAGTAATATGCCGCGATGTGTTTTAATTGTTATTTGTCTGTCAGAGATCTGCACTGCGGACATTCGAAATTGTCGAGGATGTGTTTGATCTTAGTGGTCTGATCCTCTTCAGGAAAGGGCGAGATAAGAGATATTCGATACTGGGATTCTTGGTTTTCTCGGCCAGTTTCTGTAGGTCTGATACCTTCCAGAACTCCAAACGCATCCCGTAAGCGGCGAGCTTTTGATTTAAGTCTGGGTCCATTATTCACACTCTCTCCGAAAATGTTGCCCCTTCCTGCATGACCGTCTTGGTTCCTGCCCACGTGCATCCTTCTGCGATTATGGTGCTCTGTACAGGCACCAGATCTGTAGTACAGAAGCATCCACCGGGGGCCGTGATCTTGCAGTTCCTAGCCTCTACATAGGACCGGCCTATTGCATGGATACCAAAATAGCCTTCCAGTATGCAGTCTCCGAACACGACTTTGGAGCCTTCGGTGATGTACGTCGCCCCACCGGTCGAGTCCTCCCTGGTCTGGCTGCTCTTCAGAACGGAGTTCTCCACCAGGCCCGTTCCATCCCGGATCATCAGGCCGTAAGATCCCGTGGTCTGGCTACAATCCATATTTAGATCGCTTATGGTGAAGTCGTTGACCTGCCAGACGGTCACCTGGCTGTCGGTCCAGAAACCGTGGACACCGACATTATCCTGGCTTCTTGTCTGCCAGTCGTTGTTCCCATAGAGAACAAAGCCCTCCCTGCACTGCCAGGCCGCGCAATCCATCACCGTGCTGTTGTGGCAGGTATCGAGTATGATGCCTTCAGCACTACAGTTATGGGCTACCACAACGGAGACTATCTCGTTGGTGCCGCTATCTCCGGCTCCGTTGTTCCCCAGGTAAAGGCCGGATCCCCAAGAGTTCTTCAGGTTGAGCTGGTAGTATAGGCCGTTCTTCCGCTCGGACCCCACCAGGATCAGGCCTTCACCGTCGTGGGGCTGGCCGTCTATCTGGGCGGCTCGATTGCCGTCCAGGGTGAGGTGCTGGATGGTGAAACTCTCGTACCCCGGATCATAGCCCATGGTGCCCCTGATGAGCATCATGGCAACGTGCCGCGAAGGGCTGCGTTGGCCGGGAAGCAGCTGGATGATGGTCTTGCCCATCCCATCCCCGGTAATGTACATGTCTTTGTCGAGTACCTGGATAGCAGAATAGAATATGTTGGAGCCGTCCGGATTGAGTGCAAATGGGTAAGGAGCTGATAAGAGGTAATGGCCCGCGCCTATATGCAGGCTCCCACCGTCTGGAGTAGCATCTACCGCCGCCTTGAACAGGCCTGCTGCATCCGATGAAATGGGCAATGCTGCTATGGGTTCTCCGGCGGCTTCTGTGATAATGAAATTGTCTTGCTGGTAGATCCGGACGTCATAGGAGCTTTCTGGCTCCGGCGCTGGTTCAGCTTCTGGCTCGGGTTCGAGTTCAGCCTCCGGTTCCAGCTCGATCTCCACAGGGGATACGCCGATCTCGGGTCCAAACTCGGGAAACGTGATGTTGAGATGGGAGATGTTGACCGTCTGCAGCTCGGGCATCACGATAGGGGGTGCCTGGATGTCGGAGAACCGGAATGGAGCTGGATAGACACCCACAGAGCTGCCGATAAGCAAAGCTAAGAGGAGTAATCCAAATATGAGTCTCAAGAAAATCCCTACCTTCTAGCCAAGAATCCTTTTTTCGGCGATGCCGCTCTGAGCGCTTTCTCGACCCGGATGGCTTCCTCGACGAAATCCAGATCGTGGTTGCTCCATTCCTGGATGCACCTCCAGTCTATATCGCAGCGTCGCGGCATAGCAAAGTTCCTCTCAGAGCAGTAACAAGGAGCCCTCTTCGGCCATTGAAGACCAGAGGGCTAGCGTAGTCCTTTTTCCGCCAGGCCAATGAGGCGGTGCATGGGATGATTAGGATATTACGGGCGAAGCCATCCGCCCAAGATCAACAGCAGCCGGTCGAACTCCGCCGTGCTGCCTTCGAAGTGGAGGCCCTGGCCAGTGACTGTGATAGCCGGGAGCTGGTTGGCGGCACCGTCTTCCCACAAGTCGAGATCGATTATTCTGTCTGGCATGTCGCCTCGTGCTTATGGAACCGGCACACTTCGTCCGGTTCTTCGTCATACAGATACGGAAAATTTGGATAAATAGCCGCCTTCCGATACGGCTTCTTGCGTTTGGTGAGAAGGGACATTGAGAATCACATTGAGAAAGCTTACGCAAAAGAAAGACGGAGATCTGCCGTCCAAATGACTTTATGAAGCTTCTCCTATTTATATTTTTCTTGAGACGAGGCTCATCGCAAATTCCCGCATGGCCTTCTTTTTCTTTGCCTTGCTCATGTGGTACTCAGTGCCCTGGATGGTCTTGCGATCGTTGAAGATCTCCCCACAGGATTCGCATGCAGCGAACCCGTTCTTGTCGATGCGGACGACAGACCCACACTTGCACCTGAAATGGCCCTCCTCGACCAGGAATACCCGTCGGTTTCCATTTTTGTCAATTCCCTCTTTTGGGACCTTACCAGGCCTCCAAGCCTGCCCCACCCGTCCCTCAAAAGAATGGGCTAGCCTTGCCTTCGGCCAGCCGGCTTTCTTCATTCTATCGCCCTCCAGATCTTGCCGTGCTCAGCGCGTTCCGATTCTACCATCTTCCACCGCTCCAGCCCTCTGATTGAAGGCCACAAAACGTGCTTTGTCGATCCTATACCCTCTGCGATAGTCTCAGCCGTTGCCCCTTTGGGATGCTGTCGCAAGTACTCCATGATGCAATCTTGCAGATGGCTCAAGCGCTCCACCCCTTCGCATACTGTGCCTTTCGGCTTCTGATGTCGCCATTCCTGGTCGCTTTTCCCAGCCCTCTTGCCACTACAAGCGTCTTGTGCCAGCCCGGATTCGCCCCAAGCCATCGCAATATGTCCTCCTGACTCATCCCAAAATCCTCCTCGCTCGTTCTGTCAGCTCCCACACACCTCTCCTTGCCGATCCATTCTTGCGAACGGTTCCCACCCGCTGGATGAGGCCCCTATCCTTCCAGTAGCGGACCAGGCCACCCGCCACTCCGGGAAGGTGGTCTTGGAAGACAAACGAATCCTCCTTCGGCAAGACCCCCAAGTCTTCCCGGTGCCTGATCGGGCCGCGGCTCACCAGAGCGTCCCCCTGAAATCGTTGTAGATCCTGCTCGTAATCTCGATATCTTCCAGACAATGAGCCCGAATGCCCTCCGGGTCGTTGTCCTCCCACATCTTGGCTATGTCGGAACCGTTCGATTGCTTTCCAGCCCCATAGAGAAACCAATGAAGCTCGCTGAGCGAACACGCGGACACGTCCGTCTGCCATTTCCCCCCCAGGACATCAAAAAGATCACATATCCTTTGCGATCTCCGGTCCGGAAGGCAGAGCTTGATACCATATTTGGCGGCCCGCAGCCTGATGAGGGGGATGTCGAAGTTCTTCACATTGTAGCCCACCAATGTGGCCGTTCTGTGCTCGTTTAGGAGATCAGCGAACTCTTTCAGGATCTCCTCTTCCTCGCCCATGATGACCTTCCGGCAGCCACCCAGGTCATAACCTACGGCGACCACGCGGCTGATGATGGCATGGATTCCGGCCTTCTTTTTCGACTTTGGGAAAGCCTGGTTGTATTCGGTCAATCTGTCTGGAATTGTCTCTATGTCAAAAATTATTGGACTGTTCATTATATCACCTCATCAGCTATCGGGCATTCGCCCAGCTGCCACCGGTATGGGCAGATTCCACATCCGCGAGAATCATCGTAAGTGCAGATAACGTCTCCACTTTCGGTGGATAACCGCATCCAGCGACATGAAATTAGACTCATGCTCCTGCCCTCTTATCATAATCCCAACAGCATTTGCCGCACTGCCAGTCGCCGGGCCATGAACCATGCCCCTTTAGGCACCCGGGCTTATCGAAATGCGTCCGGTCGTTGGCATAAAGAAAGGCCAGATGCTTGCAGTTGCCTCTAAACGATATCAATCCAAAACCTCCAAATTCTTCC